CAAGCTGTTGTATTTATAAATCAAGTTTCAGATAAGACTACATATTCAATAACTGTAGATGGGGTGACTGTTACTGATGACACTACAAATGATGCAACATTATCCACAACACAAGTGGCATCTGATCTAGTGTCAGGTCTTAACTCTGGTCTTACAGGTTTTACAATTGCTAGAAATGGTCCTGTTATACATATAAAAAAGAATGATGGTAGTAATTTTTCCATAGATGGTACTGACTCTCAAGGTAATACACAGTTAACAGTAGTAAAAGATTCAGTACAAAGGTTTACTGACTTGCCTACTGTTTCTCCTAATGGTTATGTCGTAGAAATAAAAGGAGATGAAGCTACAAACTTTGATAATTATTACGTTAAGTTTGTCACTAATAATGGTGGTACTTTTGAAGAAGGGCAATGGGAAGAGACTGTAGAAGCTGGCATACCTTTTAAGTTTGACTATGCAACAATGCCACACGTTCTTATACGTCAGGCAGATGGTAATTTTAGATTTGCAAGAGTAGATGGTGATAGTTATACAGCAAGCGGTCAAACATTTACTTTACCTAAATGGGGTGAACGTACTGTTGGAGATCAAGATTCTGCACCTAACCCTTCTTTTATTGGAGCTACTATAAACAACGTATTTTTCTTTAGAAACAGACTAGGGTTTCTAGCTGATGATAATGTTGTCTTATCAAGAGTTGCAGAGTTCTTTAACTTTTTTCCTGAGACAGTTATATCTGTTATAGATTCTGACCCTATAGACGTTGGTGCTTCTCATACTAAAGTTGCTATCCTCAAACACGCAGTAACTATGGGAGAACAGTTGATCTTGTTCTCAGATCAAACGCAATTTGTTCTTACGTCTTCTTCTGATACGTTGACACCAAAGACTGCAAACGTGGTAGTAGCAACAGAATTTGAATCTAGTGATTCTGCACAGCCTGTAGGTTCTGGTTCTTCTATTTACTATCTAACTCAAAAAGGTAGTTTTGCTGGTGTAAGAGAATATATAACACAAGAGAATGTAGCTATAAAAGAAGCAAGTAATATCACTATCCATGTACCAAGACTTATACCAAGTAATGTTTTTAAGTTAGCTGTTAGTACAAACGAAGATGTTTTGGTTTTGCTTGGTACAGATAATCCAAACAAGTTATACATAAACAGATGGTTATATGGAGAGAACTTTCAAAAGATATTAAATAGTTGGTCAACTTATACATTTAACTCTGCTAGGTCTATTAGAAACATAGACTTTATTGGTACTGATCTGTTTTGTGTAGTAGAAGAAGCAAATGGTACAACTTTAGAAAAGATACCTTTTGAAGCAGAGTTTAGAGAAGCTAACTCAGAGTTTGAATTTCATCTAGATCATAAAGTGACAGAAGCAACAACAGGTGTTTCTGTTGCCTACAACGCAAGTACAGACGTAAGCACCTTTACAGTACCTTATAGATTAAGAGCTAATATGAATATTGTCGGTAGATATTTAGCAAGCGGTGAAACAAGTACTTTTGTAAACCCTCAAGGCAATACAGTAGCTTTGAAAGCTGGTCAGCAGATACAAACAACAAATGCTACAAATGGTTCTACTTCTACCATTACAGCCAATGGTGATTTTAGAAATAGTAAATTTATTATTGGTGAACCTTTCTTGATGCACTATAGATTTAGTCAACAAAGACTTACAGAAGGTGCTGGTCAAAGAAGTGAATTTATTAGTGGCAGATTGCAGCTACATCACTTCTATATAAAGTTTGAAGATACAGGATTTTTTAGAGTAGAAGTAACACCTGAGAATAGAGATACAAGTACACATAAATTTACTGGTCGTTTGCTTGGTGCTGCGTCTGCTGCTATTGGTCAAATAAATTTAGAGACAGGTACGTTCAGAGTACCAATAATGAGTAGGGCAGACAGGGTTGATATAGATGTGAAGAATGACACTTTCTTACCAACACAGTTATCAAGTGCAGAATATGAAGCTATGTTCTATATGAGAAGTCGTAGAGTCTAGATGGGGTATTTGAGAAAAGCAAACATACATGACCTCAACCATGTATGTAAAAACATGAGGGATATAGATAAAATAGAAGCTTATTATCAGACAGGAAAAGAACCAGAAGATGCACTACGACTAACATATTTGTATGGACAACAGGTATTGACTATAGCTGGTGACGAAGATCAACCAATGGGTTTATGTGGCGTGATAAGTGATGGGTGTATATGGTGTATAACAACAGATGAATTGTTTAGTAATAGAAAATATAAAATACAATTAGTAAGAGAAGGTAAGAAATGGGTAGATGATCTATTGAAAAATTATAATTTGCTATACAATATGGTATATGCTGAGAATACAACAGCTATCAAATGGCTTAAAAGTCTTGGGTTTACTTTTATTAATTATCACGCAGAATATGGAAAACAAAGTAAACCATTTTATGAATTTCTGAGGATTGCTTAAATGTGTGTTCCTATACTAGGACTTACTGCTACGCAAGGAGGACTGTTTCTTGGGTCTTTAGGTCTTGGTTTGGCTAGTGGTTTAGCACAAAGAAGTGCAGCTAGGGCAGCAGCAGATCAGCAATATCAAAGTGCATTAATAACTAACGAATCAGCAGAAAGATCACTTGCTTTACAACAAGAAGCTTTAGCAGATAACTTAAAAGAAACAAGAGCATCTAAAGCACAAGAAAGATTAGCAAAAACTATAGAAGGGTTACAAGCTAGAGGTCGTACTATAGCATCAGAACAGGCAGGTCTTACTGTTGGTTTGTTGTTGCGTGACGTAGAAAGACAAACTGCAAATGCCAGAGAATCTATAAATCAAGAATTAGAATCTTTTACAAGACAATATTCTAGAAATATTGAAGGTTTAATTTCACAAAGAGATAATAGACGTAACCAATTACAAAGCAATATTAATCAAGCATATAATCAAATACCTTCGTTAAGTTCGGTTATTCTTAATACAGCCACACAAGGTCTTAGCACTTTTGCACAATTCGCATGACTTCAAGTTTTCAAAGTACCGCTTTTAGATCGTCTGCTAGTCCTGTAGATACTTTTGTAGCACAACCTACAGTATTACCAAAAACAGGTGCAGAAGAACTTGCAGAAATTTTACAAATAGTAAATCCAGCATTACAACAATTTATTGGTCAAAGAATACAAAAAGAAGTTGAAAAAGATAAGAAAAAAGCAATAAGAGATCGAATTTTTGCTGAAATTAATGACGGAGAAGTTGCTAAATTATCTAATAATATTAGAAAACAAGAGGGAAATGACACAGCAAGAAAAATTATTGGTGGTAGTAGAATATATAGACAACAATATGAAAAAACTGGTGTTCAGTTAGAAGCTCTTAAATTTAAAGGTAACTTTAAAAATGCTTATGATGCTGCTAGAATTGATACAGGTGAAGTAGATAGTAAAGGGCAACCTATATTTAGATTTCTTAGAGAATATTCAAGTAATTCAGATGAATTTAAAAATTGGAGACAAAATTATCTTAATCAATCATTAGAAAATTTTACAAATGATGGAATAGATCCTGATATTGTAGATGAATTTTTTATACCAACTGTTCAAGAAGAATTATTTAATATTACAGATTACGCTACTGAAGAAAATCAAAAATTTAATTTTATTCAATTAGAAAGCAAAATACCACAAGTTTTAGATAAGGCATCAAGTTTTTTTGTAGAAGGAAATGACGAGCAAGGTGGTCTTGTAATTTCTTCATTTTTAAATGATTTTTATAACGCAGGTATTACAGGAGAAGATGCAAATAAGATGTATAAACAAATTGTTCAAGGTGCTTTTGATAAAGCTAGATTACTAATAGACCCTACAAAAGAAAAAAGTTTTCAACTTGCAGAAAATTTTGCAGATAGAATTTTAAGATCAATACCTTATGGAAATAAAGACTTAACAACTCATAGTACATATTTAGATGAAGCAGCAAAGTTTGATTCAGACTATACAGACTTAGCACTTAAAAAGTTAAAAAATAAACCAAAGTTAGACGCTGAAAGAAACAAACTGACGATAAAAACAAGATGGAAAAATTTTAATTCTATAGAAATTACAGAAGAAATGACTATAGATCAGAGAACACAAGTACAACAACAAAAACAAACAGAATATAAAAATTTACTTAACGACCCTTTGTTTGGTGGCGAAGAAGAACAGAAATATATACAGCAGTTAGGAGAGTCAGATAATTACAATCTTTTAAATGAAATCATACCTGCTATGGAAAATAAAATTAGTCTTGGTGTTTTTGATGGATATGACGAAGTTTTAGAAAAAGAGATAGGACATATAGAAATGAATCATGCAACATTAGATGATGAAGCAGTTAAAGCAATAAACGAATTAAAAAAAGTAGCAAGAAACAGCAAAGGTTTAGGAGAGAAAGTAGAAACAAGTAAAAATAAAATTATGAGAGAAGTTGATAATAATTTAGGTACAAGTGCAAAATTTAGCTTCAGTTTTAGTCGTGATAAAAAGTCAAGTAAAAGTGATTTTCAAACATCTACTAAAATTGGTTTTGAAGTACAAAAACAAGTAACAAAATATTTTAAAGATTACATAAAAAATAACGACAGATCGCCTTCAAGTTTAGAAGTACAAAAAATGGAAGAGCAATTTACAATACAAGCTTTAGGAGCAAACAATATAGGAGATTTTAAAGAAATAGCAAAACAACAATACCCTGATACAATCAATCCATTTATACCTATAGCCGAGTCAGGTCAGTTAGCGACTTTTCGTGTAAATTCAGAAGATAATCGTAAATTACAAGAAGATTTTAGAAAGAAAGAACAAAAAGGAAGCGTTGATAGCGGTAAGGATAATAACTTCTTAGAAGGTGGCATGAATTTTGAAGGTGGTGCATTTAGTGGTGACTCACCTACAACTGTTACTGTTGAAGCAGGTGATACGTTAGGTCAATTAGCAGAAGAGTTTGGTGTACCATTACAAGCTTTTATGGAAGCAAATAATATAACTAATGCAGATTTAATAAGGGCAGGTGATGAATTAGTTGTACCAATGGTTGAAGCAATAAACATGAGAGAAGTAAAAGACAATCAAATAAAAGCACTTAATGTAATTTTAAAAGATGTTGATGTATCAAAAAAAATACCACAACCTAAAATAAAAGATATGTTGTTGGCTGTAGGTTTTGAACCAGAAATTGCAAGAATTATGGCTGCTGTTTCTATGGCAGAGTCCGCAGGTGATCCTATGATTGATACAGTAAAATCAGGATTAGATCCTCAAAAGAAAAACGAATTTTCTATAGGTCTATTTCAACTAAATATGAAAGATGACAGAGAAAGATTATTAGACGTATTTGATATTGAATCTGAAGAAGAGTTATATAATCCTATTATTAATGTAATTGCAGCCAAACGATTATATGATGAGCAAGGACTTGATGCTTGGGGTGCATACACAGACAACTCCTATAAACAGTTTTTAACTGATTAACAATGACAGACTCTAATCTACAAAACACAGTACCAGAAGGAGCTTTTGGTATAGGATCAAAAAAAACTGATGATTTTACAAAAAATGAAAAACTAAGAAACTTTGGTATAAAAGATATACCTAAAGCTTTATATGAACAGCTAAAAAAGAACTCAGGTGCAATCGTTTTACCAAATCAAATTACAGAAGAAGTTATACAAAAAGCTGCCAAGACTCAAGATGAATTTTTAAAGCCAAGATCAGAAGAAGAAGAAACATTTTTCAGAGCAACAGCAGCAGGTATTGTTGATATACCAAATGAAATAAAACATATAAGTGATTACTTACAAGGTAATCCTTATGACCCAAATGAGTTAATTGATCTTAAGGCTTTAGGTCTTGAAAAAGAAGGAGATATGGATAATGCAGCCTATCAAATATTTAAGTTTGGTTCTGGATTCTTAATACCCTATGCAGGTTTCAATAAGGCTTTGAAAGGTATAAAAGGTATAAAGGCATTACAAGGTATAAAAAATTATGACAAGATTGCTACTGGTGCTAGATGGTTTACAGCAGGTGGAGCAGCAGATTTTGTTGGTGTAGATGCTTATGACGAAAACTTATTTAACTTTCTTGCTGATATAGAAAGTCCTGTCGTAAATAATAGATTTGTAAGACCTATAGTTGAATATTTATCTGCACCCGAAAGACCAGAAGAAGGAGATGAAAGCAATTTTGGAGAAGCAAAACTTAAGCAGTTTTTAACAGGTACAGTTTTTGGAGAGACTATTGGAATTACAGGATTAGCAGCAACTAAAGGTTTACCTAAATTAAAAAGTGTATTAGAACCTTATGCTATAAGGTTGATTGATGACGTTACAGGTGGTCCTAATATATTAAATCCAGAACAGATGGCTGATAGAACTATTCAGCTATTGAAAGATATAAAAAATGATCCAACTAGATTAGAGTTTGCCAAGAAACAGATTGCAAGATTAAAAAAAGCAACTCTTGTAGGTAGTGAAGAATTTTCAGATGAATTTACAAAAGTACTAGATGACCTACCTAAGTTTGATGAAATAGCACCAAAAACAAAAGTAACGAAAAAAACTAAAACAAAAGCTACTGATCTACCTTTACAGCAATCAAAACCTAATCCTAAAATTTGGAATGATGTAGAAAGTATTACTGATGATACATGGAAAGCCACAGGTAAAGTCTTAAATAGAATTGTTATACCTGATGATTTTTCAGTAGAAGCTGCAAGTGCTTTGGGATATGATGAACTACTGCCTTTAGTCATAAAAATAGCAAAAAAGATTAGCCCGAATGACCCAGAAAAACACATGAGGGTTATTTATCTTGGTGCAATAAAAGAACAAAAAAGATTAGCTAAAAATGTAACTCAATACATGACAGATATAGAACAATCTTTCATGCTTGGAGAAGATATACCAGATGAACTATTACAGAATTGGTCAGAAGATGTATCAAGAATGATAAATCTTGCAGGTCCAACTAAAAAGATAAGTAATGAAACAGCAGGTACAGTAAGAGTTAATCAACTTATAGATGCAGAACCTAAAGATGTTGCTCGTAAAACAGTTGATGAAGAAGTAGGAGCAGGTATTGGTGGTGGAGAGAAAACTGCTGATAGAGCTACAAAAGAGAAGTTTCGTACAACTACAAGAGATTTAGTAGAAAAAACAAAAAAAGAAATAACTGAACAAAAATTAATACCAACAAAAGAAGAGCTATATGAAGGTATGCAGACCTACATAAAAAATAATGATATTGAAGGTTTGCTAGGTATTACAAGAAAGGTATTGGCTATGCAAGGAGATAGTAAAAAAATAAGCAAACTTGTTAAAGGTTTTGGATTTGGAGATGCAGTAGGTAAAACCTTAAGGGTTAGTAACGAGTTATTTATTAATAATTTACTTTCAGCACCAGAAACACAAATTATCAATATAGTTGGTTCTTTATTTAACGTAGCTCTTGGTCCTTTAGACCTTGCAGCAGGTAGCCCAATATTAGACAAACAAATGAAAATAAGGGCAGCTAGAGAACTTGTTTCTATGTTTACAACTATGAAAGATAGTTTGACAGCAGCAGGTAAGGCACTATGGCTTGATAAAAATATTCTTGATGAAAGAAGAATGTTTGGTACACAAGATGCTTATGAAAGATATGCAATAAGAATGTCGGGAGATTCTTTGTTTGCAAAGAGTATTAATTTATTTGGTCATGGTATAAGAGTGCCTTCTAGATTTATGATGGCAGGTGACGAATTTGTAAAACAAACTGCATTTCGTTCGTTTTTGATGGGAGAACTTGCAGAGCAAGCAACAAAAAAAGGACTTACAGGTACAAGTTTCAAAATATATGTTGATAGCAATTTTAAAGAAATTACAGATATTGTTAATACAAGAAGTTTTACTAGAGGACAAGATACTGCCTTTCCTGATTTTGTACCAAATGAAAATATTTTAGACTCATACACAAGAGCTTTAGATTATTCAGCAGACAGAACATTTACAACTGAATTAGGTAAAGGATTTGGTATTCATGGTTTTGGTTCAAAATTTACTCAAGATGCAGCAAAAATCTTAAAATCTTCTCCTTTAAAACCATTAATTCCTTTTGTTACCACACCTGTAAATATAGGTAAACAAGTTTTAAGAAGAACAGGTTTACCTGATCTTGGAACTTTAACTATGGGTATGCCACCTAAATACAACCTGACAATAGGAAGGATTCTAAAAGAACATAATGATAATTTATTAAGTGAAGATTTGGCTACTGCTTACAGGGCTAATGGTGAAGCTACTATGGGTGCTGCGATATGGGCTTATTTTATAGGTTTAGCAGCACAAAGAAACAATCCAGAAGCAGAGTTAGCTCTTATTGGTGGTGGTCATCATAATAGATGGTTAAGAGAAGGAGAAAAAAGAACTGATGAACTACCTTACAGTTTTAGACTTTTACAAAAAGATAAAGATGGCAACATAATTAGAGGAGATAATGGTTTACCAAACTATGAATATATAGACATTTTTTCTCGATTAGAGCCAGTAGGCGGTATGCTTATGATCGCAGGTGACATGGAATATTGTAATGATTTTGTAAGTGATGAAGACTATAAAAATGCTGCACAATGTCATATAGCTTTACTTTCAAGAAACCTAAATAATAAATACATGATTCAAAATATTGCACAGATGATTGATCTTACAAGTGATGTCAATGGGTTGAGAAGATTTTATCAAGTGCCAGTAAATTACATTACAAATCTTGTACCTTATTCTTCTCTTTGGAGAAGTATTACTAGAGCTAGAGGAGAAGAATGGTATGACGAATTAACAAAAAAAACATTTAAAGGTAGATTTCCTAAAAGAAAAACAAAATTTAGAAAAGGTGATTTATTTCCACAAGAAGAAAGGACAGAAGATAGAGGAGACTACACAGAAGATTATGAAGAATTTGAAGGCAATGATTTTGGTAGTTTGAAACTATCAAACAATCCTTTTAAAGATATAGATACTTTTAGCACAATGATAATGAGAAATTTACAAGATCAAACATCAGGATTTAGTGCAGATATTGAACCCATAAGAAGTATAACAACAGGCAGAATTGCAGAGTACCCCGAAGGTGCTTTCTTTGGTGACTACTTCAATCCTTTTAAATATAAAAAAGAAAAAGATAATCCTATAGATGAATATTTAAGAAGAATAGAATTTAAAGTAGTACCTCCTAGTGATGTCATACCATTTGACAATGAAGGAAATGGTATTAATTTAGATACAAATGCTTACAACAAACTTACAGGTCTTATTCCAAACATACCTATAAATTTTAAAGGTAGAAACCCTGTATTTGACCCTAAGAATGGCAAACGATTTGGTGAAATGATTTTAGAATTATCAAGAGATAAAACAAATATAAAAGCTTTGAAATACCTTGAAAGTGATGATTCTGGTGCTATAGATGCTCAAGCTAATTTAAAAAATAAAGATAAAGTAAGAAAAGAATTACAAAAAAAAGTGAGAGATATTTATAAAGTATATAAAGAAGCTGCGATAGAATATTACAAAGAATTTATTTTAGACCCAGAATTAAAAACAAAAGCAGAAAATGAAACTATAAGAGCCAATAAAGATATAATGAGAATATTAGATCCAATAATGGATAATTAATCATGGCAACTAACACCGCAGCATCTTTTACAAACCATACTGGCAATGGCACTGCTGGTCCTTTTAATATATCTTTTTCATATCTTTCAGAAGCAGAAGTTGATGTAACTGTAGGTGGTGTTTTAAAAACTATTACTACACACTACACATTTACAAGTGCAACCCAGATCACATTTACTTCTGGTAATGAACCTGCTAATGGTGTTGCTATAAAGTTTCAAAGAGATACAAATATTAGTGCTAAGAAGGTAGATTTTGCAGATGGTTCCGTTCTTACAGAAGCAGACCTTGATGCTAATAGTGACCAAGTATTATTTGCTCAACAAGAGATTATTGATAAGTTAGGTGGTATTGAGGAGGGAGCCACAGGAGATCAAACAGCAGCAGAGATTAGAACATTAGTAGAAAGTGCAACAGATAGTAATGTCTTTACTGACGCAGATCATTCTAAATTAAATGCAATAGAAGCTTCTGCTACAGCAGACCAGACCGCAGCAGAGATAAGAACACTTGTTGAAAGTGCTAGTGATAGCAACGTATTTACTGATGCTGACCATACTAAATTAAATGGTATTGAAGCAAGTGCAACTGCTGACCAAACTGCTGCTGAGATAAGAACGCTGGTAGAATCAGCAACAGATTCTAATGTATTTACAGATGCAGACCATACAAAACTAAATGGTATAGAAACAGGTGCTACCGCAGATCAAACAGTATCAGAAATAAAAAGTCTTATAGCTGGTAGTCCTCTTGATGCTAGTCATCTTGCAGCAAATTCAGTTGATTCAAGTGAATTAGTAGATGGAAGCGTAGATCATTCACACTTATCTAATGACTGCGTAGATGGAGATAACATAGCTGACAATTCTATTGGGTCAGAACACTTACAGGCAAATTCTGTAGACAGTAGTGAACTGGTAGATGGAAGTATAGATACTTCTCACCTATCTGCTGATTGCGTAGATGGCACAAAGATAGCTGACAATGCTATCGGAGCAGAACACCTAGCAGCAAACTCTGTAGGGACTTCTGAAATTGCAGATGCAGAACTAACAACTCTAGCTGGTATGCAGTCTGGTACAGCTTCTAAACTAGCTGACAGTACAGCTTTAACTGCTGATATTGCCGATCTAAACCAGATAGATGGTATGGCAAAACAGACTACCATAACTGATGATGATACAAAGTCT